AATATAACCAGTCTAATTTCTCCACCATAAAATAAAAAAAACCTAGCTATTAGCTAGGTATTTTTATTATTTAGTTAGGTCTGCAATAGGTGTTGCTTCTTTGATAGCCTTAGCAACCAACTCAGCGTTATCATTACGTGAATGGATAAAGGCGTTAAAGTCATCATCAGGAAGATTTAGTTCAATCGCTCCATTATTTTTAAAAGCCAAAACAGTTTCAATGTTTCGTACACCGAAAGGTAAGCCGTTAATAATGGCTACGTAACCTTGGCTACCACTTTTTGAACGTACTACATAATCTTTCATTTCTTCGTTTTCCTCCGTTTGTTTAGTTTGAGTTTCGTTAGTTTCAGGGTTTTCATCATCTAGTAAGACAATGTTTTTGTCAAGCCCTCCCTGAAGGGCCGTTGAAGTAAATTGCCAAAATCTTATACCGTCCATACTAGGGAAAATATCCCATATCCCATCAGGTGTAGGGCGAACTTGATAGTCAGCATAAGAAGCTATCCAAAGTGAGTTAGGAAACTCAGATAAAATAGCTTGAACATCTACATAAGTAAGAGTGTGTGGCTTGTATGAGTAATACAGCGGTGTATATCCTGCTTCTTTACACTTCCTCATAAAGTGTAAAATGGCTTGTGTGTTAGCCTGTACGTTTTGACTTGCGTCATCTTCATAATCACATACCAGATACTTCACATCTGGTTTAGGAAGAGTTGAAAGGAAATACTCCACTTCTAAATTGGATTGGCTGAGGTTTCCACCAAAGCGGGCAAAGTGGTAAAAGCCTACACAGTTAGACGTTGCGACTTGCTGAGGGGCTAGGTTATTATAGTACCAAGTCCCTTCAGTTGTTTTAATAATCGTGTTAGATGTCCCTGCTTGCTGACAAATAGCTGTTAAATCACCCGCTTGCCAACCTGACACATCTAAAAAATAGTCATCCTTTTTCATTGTCCGCTTCTCCTAACATGGTTTCATATTTTCGAATTTCACGGTCAATACGGTTCTTGAGGAATTTGGGAACGTAAACGCCCATTACTCCCAAATTTTCCAGAATAGAAGTACCATAAGTCAGCATGACAAGAGCAAGTAAAGCCTGAGCAATCACAATAATATTAAAATAGTAACCGATATAAATTAGAAAAGCGTAAAATATAAAGGTGCTTGTATGCTTGATGACCCCCTTTGTGCCAATATCGGAACTGGTAACTTTCCATTTCCAAGATTTGAGATAGCCCGTTGTGAAGTCGGCTATAATCAGGAAAAGGAAAATCCAGAGCATTTCGTTACGAGAAAGTAAAATCATTGCTTTTAGTAGCATTGTTTCACTCCTTTCTTATTTTGTTAATCATATTATACAACAAAAAGGAATTTATTTCAATTCCTTTTCTAAAATTTTTTTGAAAGCGTTTGAATCAATTAGGAAGTAGTAGATAGAGTAGTCTCCTTGCGGTTTTTTAGGGATAAAGTCACGGGCGGAGATTGTACCGAGTTCGGTTTCAACGTAGAGGAGTTCATTTTCAAGCTCGCTTTCTTCTTCATTAACATAGCGGGAGACTAGAGATTGTATAATTTCTTCTTTTATTTGTTCGTTTTCAAGGGTGTAAGAAACAGGGTAGTCGTGACCTTCTTCTAGGTTGGTAAAGGAATTGTATATTGATATAGTATTCCATTCATTGCGGATAGAACGGGTGTTTGGTAGTTTAACACCCTTAGAAAATTGGGATTTGATGAAGGTTTCAAAGGTCATAGAGGTATTAAACATGTTTTTTCGGATACCACCGCAACGGAATTTGATTTTATTGTTGGAAAGGTAGCAGTATTTTTTGTGATTCAATATATAGAATTTTTCAATAGAAGTATTTTCAATATCCCATTTACCCAAATTCATTTTATGGAACATATCTGACGGCATATATTTATATGCTCTTTTATCTAGGTAAAGGCTATCGGTGTCACAGTACCAGAAATACTCATCTATTAAATGGGTGGGGATATATTTCAGGGGGGATAAGAGATTGTAAAAGGCATAAGCGGTAACACAAGCTGAAAAGACTACATTTCTTTCTTTGTTTTCAAACCCATTTAAGATATTGTAGATGTCTCCTTTTTTGTTTCTTCTAAACAAATTGAAGTTAGCACGTAGGGCAGGGATTCCATAGATACCGTTTAGAAGAACCTTAGAACCAGCAACCTCATCAGGAGAAAATACTTGTGTGTTGGGTGTATCGGTTAAAGAAATATTTTCGGGGTCGTGCATAATAATTTTATTGGTCTGCTTGCCTTGTGTCTTGATATAGTAGTTTTCGGCTAACACGTTACGAGCGCCAAAATAGTAACATTCAAAGGTTGTAAATGATGTTACGTGGATCAATGAAAAGTCCAGATTAAATATTTCACGAATTAGTTTAATAATAATAGAAGCGATATACACCTCACCATCTTTAGAAGAATAGTATTTCACTAGCATTTGACGGAAGATTTTAGACGGGATTTGAGATAGTAAGGTGTTTGCTTCTTCAATAGGAATTGTGAAAAATGTTATATATTTTTCATCATCGAGGTTTAATCTGAGTTCAAATGGTTCTTTTTGTTCGTGGTAAGTAGTAAGAAATGTAGGTAACAGGAAATGCCACATAACAAAAGGATAAGAACTATTAATGTCAAATGAGATACCATCATATAAAATTTGTCCTAAATATTTATAGTTATAGAAGTTTAGACCGCCTTTATAAAAACGGTTGAAATAGTCAAATAAATTGAGATTGTGAAAGTTGTAGTTTGTGTAGGATAGTGACTTTTTACCTACTTTTTTTAATAGCTGGAATGTAGCTAGGTCATTGGTTGAATATTCTTTTTTGATGTTGGAAGTAAAAGTAAATTCATTATAATCAAAGCCAAAGAATAATGTTGAGTAGTGTTTGAAGCATAGGGCTAATATTATTACATCATTACGAATATAAATAAGCTGTTCTTCATCAAGTGATTTAAAGATTTCTGCTGAGTAGATGGGAATATATTCCAAAGAAATATCTTCTTCTAGGTCATATTTAGTATAGTCAAAGGAGGTCTTTAGATATTCAGGAGTAATTAGACCTTTATCTTGTAATTTCTTGCCTATGGTTGCGATAGAAGCATTAGTTTTTACGAAGTTATCAATAGATTTAAAGTAGAAGCCATTTAAAAATATATCAAATTCGACGATATTAGACGTTTTTACCCTTTTTTCTAAGATAGTACCGTTTTTATCAAATTCATCAAGAGAGGAAATAGCAACAGTATTATTATTTTCAATGGCGTTTCTGATGTAAGCATTTTTTATTTTAACGTTTGGAAAGTCTCTGCAGGTTTCGAATATCTGGAAATGGTTATCATATTTATTCCCGTTATGATAAACCATGTTATAAGTGACTTTTTTGGAACCGTATTCAAAGATTAGGATATAAAATTCTTTAAAAGAATTGCAGATAAAATAATCTGGAAAGTCTTTGCCTTTCAGAAAAAAGGCGATTGCAACAGAAAAAGAAAAACTATGATAAAGATGAGGGTATTTTTTCCCTACTGCTTTGTTTACAGTAGCAGTTTCAATATCACAAAATAAATAGACATTAGATTTTTTTCTATTTTCTTGTAAAAATTGAATAAAAATACTTTCATTTATCATAGTTATTCATACCTTTTTGCTAATTTTGCTAAGAAATTTGAGTATTCTCTTTTCTTATATACGGTTTCAGATGTGACGGTTTGAGTTGGTTCGCTCATACATTTAAATATATTTAAAGTCATCAGGTTTTCGTTACGTTGTATAAAAGTTCTGGAAAAGCTATCTTTGAATAAAAATAGATTTTTTTCATAGTGCTTTTTGAAACGGTTTGAAAAGTAATTGGAAGTTAGAAACATTTTATCAGATGTTTCATCTTCTAGGTTTAGACAATATTTTTCTTCACCGTTTAAGGATTCAATGGAAAGAACGTAAGTATCATCATTATATATGCAATATAACGCCCTATTGTCTCCTATATCAATCCTAGCATATTGGGCGTTAACTTCTAACTTAGCATAATCATTATCATTTGTCAATAGATAATTGGAGAAATTGAATTGACCTGAAACATTGGCATCTTCTTCATCATTAAATGCCCTTAGGTTTTTCGTTGCGTTGACGTTGTCATTTCTCCGAAGTTCAAGGAGAATGTTGCGGTATTGTTGAATGGTGTTTATTTCTTGGTTTTGGAGGGCTGAAAATAGTTTCAATTCAGGAAGCAAAGGGCTTTCAAAGTTTACGGGGTTTCCTAGTAGAATAATTTTAGGAAACACGATATAATCACGGTCTTCTAAACGGTCTATAGAGCGGTAAATCATTTGTAATTTACGGTATTCATTGTGAACGTAATCACGGGATTCAGCGAGGAACTCATCATAGACAATGATTGGGAAGAACTTTAGAATTTGGGAGGCAAATTTCAAGTCCGAAGCATTATTTAAGTCAGTAATGAGAGCGATTTCTTTTTCACCTAGCCCGCAAATAATATAATCATCAGTATTTCTGAACCATAATTGGGAAGCGTCCGCCCAATTTAGAGTTAATAGGATTTCTTCTATAAGCTCTTTGACCCGCTGTTGTAATGTGTAGTGACGGACAACAAATGTTACGCCAATATCAAGATGATAGGATAGGTACAAGAGAGCTGATGGATAGTTGAAAGATTTACCATCACCACGGTTAGTAATAGAAATATAATAGTCTAGCTCAGTATCGCAAAGACGGTCAAGGAGTTCAAGCTGGTTATATTTAGCTGGTAAGTAGTTTGTTTTGTATTCTTTGAGTTTCTTTAAGTAGGCTTTTTCTTGTTTGACATGTTTTTTAGGGTTGAGTTTCTCTAAAAGTTTCATTGATTACCTCTCTAAATTGGCATAAAATACAAAATTAAGCCCGTACTTGTGCTTGTTTCCCCAACGGTCAGTGATTCCCTCTACTTGGTCAAGATACCATTTGATTTTATCAAATAATTGTTTGATAGATTTAACATTTTTTGTTATGTATTCTGAGAGTGATTTACCTGAAAGTGAACCGTGGATATTTTCAGTTAGTCCCCTAATGTGCAAAGCAACGTGTGTATCTGTTGAGAAGCGCTCTGCTTGGTCGTTAAATTGATTTAAGCGGTATAATAGGTCATTGTATTTTCCGTTTAAAATGGATCTACAATCTATATATGAAAGCGGTTGCTGTATCACTATAGGAGCTGAAAGCCATTCTCCGAGATAAAATTCAAGGTGTTTGATGGTTGAATTAACTAACTCAAGGTTTGTTACCTTGGTCGTTTCAAATATGATTGTTCGGGAGTTGTTAGATAGCTTGTAAGTGTTGGAATTTATAGGACTTAAAGACTTAGCCCCCTCTTGACTAAGTCTTTCAAAATCCCGTTGCGCTAGGTTCTTTATTTTGGAAATGTGAGGGTTAACATAGCGAACCATAATTATTTACCGATTAAGTCAGCGAATGGGTTAGTTTGTTCTACTTGTTTCAGTTCTTCAATATCGTCCAAAAGAATAGCATTGATACGGAAGAAGTCATTCTTACCTTTACCACCTTTAACCTTAATGACTGATAGAACTACTTCACTATCAGTAAAGAGGTTAGGTGAAGCAACTTCCTGCATTGTTTGAGGGTCAATGGTAGTAGTAGTAAACATTTTTTCGATTGTAGAACCATCTTTAAAGTAGATTTTAACTGCTTTAGTAGCTTTACAAATAAAGTAAGGTTTGCCTTCTTTGTCTTTTGGTGTATACTCAGTCATGCCGAGAGCTTCAAGCGCTTTTGCTTTGTCTTTATCTGATACATTAAAGTATACGGTCTTAGTTGGTGTTTCTTGTTTAAAATCTTCATCAGTTTTGTTTGATGTTGCTGTGATAATTGCTGGTACGATAACATTTGTAAATTGTTCATCTTTTTTAGTAGTTTTAGCCATTGTGTTTATTCTCCATTTTCTTTATTTGTAACATAATTGTATAGTGATAAGTATTTAGCGACAGTCAGGTTTTCATATTTTGACAAACCTGATTTAAGTTTTCGCAAGTAAGATTCTGATATATCTACTTGACGGGATAGTTTAGTTAAGTTTGCATTATTTACTAACTCCTTAATTTGGTCTAATTTATCTATCATGTTCATTAATCACCCCCTTTCAGTGAGAGAAGTAGTGATAGTATGATTGTATTTATTATACTATCAGCTTTGGCAATTGTAAAGCTTTTATCAATAGTAATTGATAAATGGGTTCCATCTTTTGTGATTGAATATAAGTAGTAACTTCCGTGGTTGACTACGTGCATAGAAAATTTGTATGTTGGTGAGTAATATTCTTGGAAGTCTGGCAAGTTATCTGTTTTTTGTAAATTAAAATCATTTAAAACCATTTCTGATACCATTATAAATCTCCGTATGAATAGTTTAAGTAATTAAGGAAAGAATCTAAATCGGATAAATAAAAGCGTATTTCTATATCTGAAAAGATGTTTCCTAATTGTATATATTTTCGATAGATATTATTATCTGTTTTAGGTATATCGTGCTTGTGTATTAAGTGGTTAAGGTGATATGTTTCATAAACCTTAACTGACTTAGTGGAATGTTTGATTAGTAACCCTGCTTTTCCTTTCATCTTTTTAACTCCCTATATAATACTTCTGTTTCTTTTACTTCATATAAATATATTCTACCTTTGTTATTTTTATTATATTGTAAAACGTGATATTTAATTACATCATCATAATTACAATATTTATACACAACAATTTTTTCAGTTTCACTTGTTTCAGTTCCATTAGGAAAAATTATATAATATTTTACTGTTAGTAACACTGTATCCATAATCTTATTTACTTCCTTTCTTTATGGTTTTAGTATAACACTGTATGAAAATATAGTCAAGAACTTTTTGAAGTTTTGGTTATTGTTTTTAGCTATAGGTTGTTAT